AAACACGATTACTATACCTTATAAGCCTAGAGAACTACAAACACAAGTACACAAGAATTTAAAGCGATTTAATGTATTAGTATGTCATCGTAGATTTGGTAAGACAGTCTTGACTGTCAATGAGCTAATAAAAAAATGCTTACAATGTAAGCTGCCAAGACCACGATATTATTATATAGCACCGACATACAGCATGGCAAAAAGAATAGCTTGGGATTATCTCAAGTATTACACTTCTGTGTTGCCTAATATGGATTATCACGAAACCGAACTGAGGGCTGAACTACCTAATGGTGGCAGAATACAGTTACTAGGTTGCGAAAGACCACAAACCTTAAAAGGTCTGTATATAGATGGAGTAGTGCTTGACGAGGTTGCCCAAATGCCTCCCAAGATGTGGACAGAGGTCATTAGACCAGCTCTATCGGATAGAGAAGGTTTTATGATTGCGATTGGTACTCCTCAAGGTCATAACGCCTTCTTTGATCTTTACAATCATGGACTACATGATGAAAACTGGTACACAGAAAAATTTAAAGCTAGTGAAACAAAAGTCGTAAAAGATGAAGAACTAGCAGAGGCTAAGAAACTTATGCCTCCAGAGATATATGAAGCTGAGTATGAATGTAGCTTTGAAAGTTCTGCAATAGGAGCTATCTATTCACAAGGACTGAATAAAGCAGAAGATGAAGGCAGAGTAACAAAAGTGCCTTATGATCCTACAATGAAGGTATCTACCTTTTGGGATCTCGGTATGGCAGATAAAACCTCTATATGGTTTTGTCAGCAAAAAGGATCGGCAATACATCTGATAGATTATTTTGAGGACTCAGGAGAAAGTTTAGAATATTACTCATCGGTGCTACAAGATCGTGGATATATATACGATACGCACTATCTACCACACGATGCACAAGTACGAGAGATCGGAACTGGTAAATCGAGGGTAGAAATAGCACAAAGTCTTGGTCTATCGACCAGCATTGTGCCTAAAATGAGTATAGAAGATGGTATTAACGCAGTCAGAATGACATTATCACGATGTTATTTTGACTTTGAAAAAACAAAAGAAGGATTAGATGCCCTTAGACAGTACAGGTGGGCAGTCAATGACAAAGGCGAAAGCAAAAATAGACCACAGCACGACTGGACTTCCCATAGTGCAGACGCATTTCGCTACTTATGTACTGGATTACAGGAAACAAAGAACTGGGCAACACAAATTAATTATCCGAAACTAGGAATTGTATAATGAAATTAACGAAAGAAAGATTAAAAGCACTTATATCGCAAGAAATTACTAATTCTCTTGGTTATTATGGTGGTGAATTATCTTCACAACGCAAAAATGCACTAAAATTTTACTTAGGAGAGCCACTTGGCAACGAAGTAGAAGGGCAATCGCAAGTTAGATCGCAAGATGTGCTAGAAGTTGTAGAGAGCATACTACCAAGTATGATGAGAATATTCACACAAGGCGAAAGTATTGTAAGATTTGAGCCACAAAATCAGGAAGATGTAGAATATTCAGAACAAGCATCAGATTATATCAATCATATCTTCAACAAAGACAACAATGGCTATCAAATCCTACATACAATGTTTAAAGATGCCCTTATATCTAAAAATGGCTTTGTAAAATACTACTGGAAAACTGACAAAGAGCAAAAACAAGAATCTTATGAAAATTTAAACGAAAATGAGTATCAAGCTCTACTTGCAGACAATGAAGTTGAAGTTGTTGAGGTAATAGACGATGAACAAGTTACAAAAGTCAATGAACAAGAGTTTTCAGAGCAAACTTATAATGTTACTGTAAAGCGTGTCAAAGAATATGGCAGAGTATGTATTGAAAATGTTGCACCTGAAAGTTTGTTAGTTACAAAAACTGCAACAAGTTTAGAAGATTGTAACTTTATTGGACAAAGAGTTTTCAAAACTAGATCAGAATTAATAAGCATGGGCTTTGACAAGAAGATTGTCAATGAATTACCAGTAGCAGACGAAGAAATTTACAATACAGAGGCTGTCACAAGAAGATCACATGATGATGAGACTATGCCTCAAGAGTATCAAAACATTGATCCTTTGTTAACAAGAGTAAGTGTCATAGATTGTTACATGAAATGTGACTATGACAACGATGGTATCGCAGAATTAAGACACATAGTGGTAGGTGGTACAGGAGCAAACGCTTATCACATACTAGAAAACGAACCTATAGAGCAAATACCTTTTGCGATGGTAACAGCGATACCTATGCCACACAGATTTTATGGATTGTCTATTTATGATTTGATTGGTGATGTACAAGAAATCAAAACAACACTACTTAGACAAACCCTAAATAACGCTTATCTACAAAACAATGCCAGAACTGTAGTAGTAGATGGACAAGCAAACATTGACGACCTCCTTACATCGAGAGCTGGAGGTATTGTCAGAGTTAAATCACCTAACGCTGTAACACCTCTAGCTTCTCCTAACTTTATGAGTCAAGGACTAGCGATGATAGACAAAGTAGATACTATTAGGGAGTCAAGATCAGGCGTTTCAAAGGTTCAAATGGGTTTAGACGCAGACCAAATAAACAAATCACATACAACTGCAACCAGTACGAATGTGATGATGAACGCATCAACGCAAAGAATAGAATTATATGCTCGTAACTTTAGTGAAGGTATCAAGCGTATGTTTCAGGGCATACTTACTTTAGTTTGTAAGTATCAAGATCAAGAAAGAATTATAAAATTAAGAAATAAATTTGTTTCCATGAATCCGAGAGAGTGGGCAGATAGGTATAATGCTACTGTTCAAGTAGGTTTAGGTACAGGATCACAGGATCAGAGACTTGAAGTTTTAAGTCGTGTTCTTGCTGTACAAGAAAAATTAATTTCTGCTGGTGGAATGGGTATTGTAGATCCACAAAAAATCTATAATACTCTTGAAAAATATTTAGAAAACGCTGGTTATAAAGATGCAAGTCAGTTCTTTAATAACCCAGCTACCATGCCACCAATGCCACAAGGCAACAAACCAAATCCAGCAGTACAATTAGCACAAGCTGATTTACAAAGACAACAAGCTAAAGATAAAGCAGAATTACAAATTAAAGCAAAAAAATTAGAACTAGATCAACAAAAACTAGCGTCACAACTTATAAAAGAAGATGACGCAAAAGAAAGTCAAAAAGAAAAATTAGCAACACAAATTTTACAACAAGGATTGAGAAGAAATGGTAACGCCTAATATGCCGACATCGGCACAAGACATTATTGATAATTTTTTATCTGGTGGTTATTCAACTGAGGCACAAGCTAATCCTTTTAGAGTGAATGTTGATCCTTTCGTACCACCTGTAGATCCTGACGATGACTCACCAACTGTTGATCCTTGTCCTGAAGGTTACGCATACGATCCTGTAATGAAAAGATGTATGCCTATTGAAGAAGAACAAGAATCTGGTGGTGGCGATGATGATAGTCCTTTTGATCCAACAAAAGCATTATTAGACAGAATGAAAAAAGATCCAACTACAGGTTTTGGAGCTTCAAACATTTTAGATGATTATGTAACACAAGGTTTAGGAGAAGGTACATTTTTAAAATTTGATCCATCTGTTGGAAAACCACCTCCATTTTTTGGGCTTGGATTGCTTGATACTATTTTAGGTGGTGATAAAAGAAGGCAAAATTTATACAATGATGCCATAAAGTTTATGCAAGAAAACCAATATGGTCAAAATGTTGGTAACAATATGTTTCAAATATTTACACCACAACAATATTATAGAAATGTATCTGGTAATTTACTAGATCCTAATGCTACGATGACACCAAGTGGAGAAAATATTTCTGTCGGTCAGGCAGTTGAAAGTGTTTTAAATCCTCAACCACAAAGTGGAGAATCATCAGGATCACCAATAGCCCAAGATCTTTCAGGTGGGTTATTGTACACATCGCCATTGACAAGCGTAAAATCTGATGGCACAAGAGTAAGAAACGATGACGCGTACAGAGCTGCTGTAGCAAGAAACATAGAAAGAAATAAAAAAGATTTTGGTACTTCTAAATTTAAGGTGGGATTAGGATTTACAGGTGGTAGATAAAGAAATAAAAAGAAGCCAACAAGCAAAAGAAATACTTGAAAATCCCATTTTCATAGAAGCAGTACAAAAAGTTAGAACAGAGTTACATAATGAGTGGTTAAACTCTGATTTAAAAGATTCAGCACAACGAGAAAACATTTTCGGCATGAGGAGAATGTTAGAAGTTGTATTGATACAAATACAATCTGTTATGGAAACAGGCAAGATTGTAAAAAAATAGGAGAAATATAAATGGCAGAACAACCAGTAATGGAATCTGCAACAGAAAACACAAGTGAAACTGTTGCACCAACGCCCAAGCCTCTAAAAACAGGAGAGGCTGCTGAAGCTCTGAAGAACTTACTAAATCCAGAAGCCTCTAAGACTCAGACGACAGCAAGTGAAGAATTATCGAAAGATGTAAGCGACTCGGAAACGAATATCGAAGAACCTTTTGATGATCCTGAACTCATAGATCAAATTGAAGAAGAAGAAACATCTAATAGTAATCAGGAACTTTATAAAGTTAATGTCGATGGACAAAAACTTGAGGTCACCCTTGATGAACTTATGAAAGGTTATTCTCGACAAAGTGATTATACTCGTAAAACCGAAAAACTTTCTCAAGATAGAAAGGGTGTAGAAGATTTAAAAAACGAATACACTAGGCAAAACGAGGAGGCTAAAATCAAACGAGACCAATATGAGAAGCAAATTCAAATATTGTCTGAACAATTAAAACAAGCTGAACCATCAAAGGCTGACTTTGACAATTTATACGAAAATGATCCAGCAGAGTATGTTCGCTTAAAAGCCGAACAAGATAGAAGAAAAGAACTGATGGAAAAAACTCGTATAGAGCAAGAAAGAATAGCTGCTGAAAAAAGAGAGGAACAAACTAAACAATACAATGTTTATCTCGATCAACAGAGAAAATTACTTGCAGAAAAGTTGCCTATATATGCTGACAAAGAAAAAGGAGCAGATTTTATTAAAAATCTTACTTCTTACGCAAAAAGTATTGGTTACACAGATCAAGAAATTGCTATGTTAGTTGACCATAGAGCTGTTTTGATGTTAGCAAATGCTTATCGTTACGATAAATTAAAAAAAGCTAATTTGAAAAACAAAAAAGTAACAAAGGTATCTAGGGTTGTAAGTTCATCAAGTGCAAAAGTTCAAGATGATAATGAAGTTGCTAAGCGTATTAAGTCTAAAAAAGCTGCTCTTAGAAAAACAGGTAAAGTAAATGATGCTGTTTCTGTTTTACAAGAGTTGTATTCTCAACCAACAACATAGAAAGGAATAAGTAATGGCACAACCAACCAATACTTTTGACACATATGATGGTGCAAATTCTATAAGAGAAGATTTAGCTGATGTAATTTACAATATTTCACCGACTGAAACTCCTTTTATGAGCAACGCTGCAAAAGGTACAGCGACAAACACATTATATGAATGGCAGACAGACTCACTAGCTGATGCTGCTGCTAACGCACAAATCGAAGGTGACGACTATACAGGCGATGCAAGAACTGCAACTGTAAGACTAAACAACCAAACACAAATCTCTGCAAAATCAGTAACTATATCTGGAACTGACGATGCAGTAGATAATGCTGGTATGTCATCT